TCTTTGGACTCAATCAGCACCAAATGCAAAAGGTCATTCGCGACTACATGGATAAAATGCTCGAACGACTCAGCGACAAGAAATCAGAATTATGGTGACACTCACGGAAAAGATTGACCAAGGGCTAGACGCATTTCGCGAAGCGTGCCGACCACCCCAGCGATTACTTCCCAGCGACTACGCTCACGATCGGGTGGCAATCTACGAGGGCAAATCACCGCTCTACGATAAAACGGCAACGCCATGGATGAACGAGCCGCTTGATCGCTTGGCAGATCCAGAATGCACCGAGATGATTTTGCTTGCTCCCACTGGATCAGGAAAAACAACGATGATGGAAGCAGCATTGGCTTACATTGTGGCAGAAGATCCTGGACCTACTCTGGTCATCGGGCAAACAAACGAAACGATTTCCGAATGGTTTGAAACGCGATTGATGCACACGTTCCGAGAAACGGCGGAAACAAAATACCTAATTCCAAGCGGAAAGCATCGGCACAAAGCGCGGAAGGATGCGGTGATTTTTTCCCACATGACGCTATTTAGCACGGGCGCTAACATGTCAGGCACCCAAGCTAGATCCATGCGCAGGGTGATTGGCGATGAGATCCACGAATGGAAAGCTGGCATTGTCAGGCAAGCGGAGGCTCGATTGCACGACCGATGGAATCGTCAATTCATCTTGGTTTCACAAGGCGGCGTGATTGGTGACGACTGGCACGGCAAGTGGACACAGACCAATCAACGGGAACGCTTTTTCAAATGCCCGAATTGCGAGCATGAGCAAACTTTTTCATGGTCAAACGTTCGTTTTGATGAGTTCGATGACGCAATCGCGGCGAGCAAAACGGCGCATATGGTTTGCGAGAATGAAGAATGCGATTTCATCATAACCGAAGATCCAGTTTTGCGGCGGTCACTCTCAACTGGAGCATATTACAAGCAAACGACGAGCGGCATGGACGGCTCACACGGCTATCGTTTCTGCATGTTGGAAAACTGGACGATTCCGCTTTCTCGCTTGGTTTATGAGCGAATCATTGCCATGCGAGAAGTCAAACGAGGCAATCTGGAGTTGCTGAAATCATTCATCCAGAAACGATTGGCGGATTTCTGGAACGATCAAAAAGAGGATGAGCGACCAGAGCTGACTGGCGGCGGCTATTCTGTGAATGATTTTGCAGATGGCGAGCCATGGGAGGATGAGCATGTCAGATTTATGACAATCGACCGACAGCAAGACCACTTCTGGGCATGTGTCAGATCATGGACTAGCAACGGAGATTCTCGGATGCTGTGGTATGGCAAAATCGACACATGGGATCGGGTGAAGCAGATACAAGAGCAATACAAAGTTGAGAGCCGAAAAACCGTTATCGACTGCGGTTACCAAAAGGATGAAGTTTACAAACGGTGCGCACAATATGGGTGGCTAGCATTGCGCGGCGACCAGCGAGACAACTACCCGCACCGAACGCAATCGGGAAAGATGATTCAAAAATCATACAGTCGTTTTCAAACTGTCCAAGGGTCGAACGGCGCAAAGACCATGGTTTGCTTTTTTTCCAACTTGGCAATCAAAGATACTTTGCATCAGCTCAGAACTGGGCAAGGTGTGAAATGGGAGATCCCTGATGATGCTGGAAGCGAATACTTGCGGCAGATCGACGCGGAGGTTAGGCGCGGAGAAGGTAAAACGGCATTATGGAAAAAGAGGCACAATGACAACCACGCGGTGGACTGCGAAGCGATGCAGGTAGTTTTAGCATCAATTCTAGGATTGATTGGCAGCCCAGAAGCAGAGATCGAGGTGTGAATTTTGACACACGGCAAGAAGCATGGACACTTCCGCCGCTAGTCTTATAAAAGCGTATTTTGACGCAGCACAAGACGACCCAAGCATTTTGCAATCACTTATCGCGGCGCGAACCGCTGCACTCACTGGCATGTTGTCAAAAGGCGGCGGAAACACCCTGACAAACAGTCAGAAAAACGGCATCTCTTATTCTGTGCTGGTTTCTTTACCAGAGACAACAAGGATCACGGTTATAAATACCGCAATTGCTTTTATTAAGCGCGGCATTCGCCCATCACCTAAAGCCATCGGAGGATTTCAACTATGATCGTCAATCAATTCGGAGAGCCATACAAATTTGCAAAAGGAGCGCAACGCAACACGACAGCGCGACCATGGGAACCAGTGCAAATGCGCGACATCGGCACGCTGATTCCTTCGTGGGATCGTAAAACACTTGTTTCGGCATCGCGCAGACTTTACACCAACGAAGGCGTTTTGATTGGAGCAATCCAGCAAAAGGCGATGTATTCAGTCGGTAGATCATGGCAAGCGCAATCGCAAGCCAAGGACACCGAATGGCAAAAGCTCGCAGAAGAAAAGATCAATGATGAATGGTATGGCGTCTGCGATGTGAAAGGCGGGATGCACGATTTCAAAACGAGCTTGTATCAAATTTCATGCGCGATTGATCGAGATGGCGAAGCATTTATACTACTGACAAAAACCGATGATGACTATCCGAGGATTCAACACATTCCGAGTCACAGAATCTCAACACCGCAAGACTTCCGCGATGGCAAGCTAACAACGGGAGCTTACCGAGGATTGACGCTAACGGACGGCGTTATTTACAGCAAAGGATCACCCGTTGCCTTCTGCTATGTCGATGAAGATCAGAAGCTGATTCAATACCTATCAGCTCGCGATTGCATCCATCTTTACGATCCGAGTTTCCAAGAGCAAGGGCGCGGATTACCAGCAGCAACGCACGCACTCAACGACCTCCGCGATGCTTTGCAATCTCACGATTGGGAACGTCACGCGCAGCTAATGCTTTCCAGCATTGGACTCATCGAATACAACGACACAGGATTACCAGATCCAGATGACCCGATGAACGTGCTAAATGGCTCGCCATCATCTTGCGGCGAAAAGGGAATCATTCAGGAGTCATACCAAGGAGGACAGGTCAGATACTTTGCTGCCAAGTCAGGAGGCAAGCTGGAAACGATCAAGAACGATCGCCCTGGCGACATGTGGGAGTCATTCCAAAATCGAATCTATCGCAAAACACTTGCTGGCATGAACTGGCCGTATTCGATGATTTGGCACGCGACTGGACAAGGCACGGCAGAACGGGCTGACCTCGGACGCGCACAACGTGCAGTTGAAGATCGACAGGACTTGCTGGAATACGCAGCTAAACGCATGGTCGGCTATGCAGTTGCGAAGTTCATGAAGCGCGGTGATTTGCCAGCAAATGATCAGTGGTATCGCTGGAAATTCAGCTACCCGAAAAAAATCACCATTGATGACGGGCGGGTCAGCAAGGAATTGATCGAGATGTGGAAAGCTGGATTTTTGAATCCTAATGACGTTCTCGGTTACCTTGGCAAAACTCCAGAGGATCACATCGACGAACGGATCAACTACCTTGTCATGCAAAAGGTCAAAGTCGCAAACGCAAACAGCGCGTTGCCAGACGGCATTCAAATTGAAGATCGCGAAATGGCGATGCTAACCCCTAACGAAACAGCACAACCAGATGGCAATCAACCTGCAACCAACTGAGGAGATGGCAGTCGAAGCCAAGCGCGGTCTTGAATGGCGCCGTGAATACGGGCGCGGCGGCACCGAGATCGGAGTTGCACGCGCTCGCGACATCAGCAACCGAGCAACGCTATCTGCCGACACGATCGGGCGCATAGTTTCCTATTTCGCTCGGCATGAAGTTGATAAAAAAGCTGAAGGATTCAGTCAAGGCGAGCAAGGATACCCATCGGCAGGACGAATCGCATGGGCATTATGGGGCGGCGATGCTGGTCAATCGTGGGCAAACTCAAAACAAAAACAACTAGAAACAAACAATATGATCGAGATTGAAAACAAAGCAGCAAAGGTCAAACTAAACGATAGCGTCCACAAATTAAGCGTGGACGAAGTTATCGAGCAGATCGACAAGGTTTATGGTATGGCGGCAGTTTATGCGTGCTATTCCTTCGGAGAAGTCACAGCATCAGCAGATGGCGCGGTCGATACTCTCGAAATCGAGATCCACAGCGCAGGCGGAAGCGTATTTGACGGATATCGCATTTACAATTCCATGCGCGAACTATCGGCGCGGGGCGTGAAGGTCACGGCAAAGATCAACACAATGGCAGCATCTATGGCCTCTGTAATTGCCATGGCGGCAGACCGCATTCAGATCGCAAGCAATGGTAGAATCATGATTCATGACGCTAGCGCGGGGCAGCATGGAAACGCTGAGCAACTCCGCAAAACTGCCGACATGCTGGATGAAATCAGCGATGACATTGCGGCAATTTACGCACAGCGCACGGGCAAAGATAAAGACGACATCAGAAAAATGATGCTCGCTGAAACTTGGATCAAGGCAAGTGACGCAATTGAAATGGGATTTGCAGATGAAATTTTTGACACGAAAACAAAAACGATGAGCATTCTCGATAAATTCAAACCAGACGCCGCCCTTGTGGAAAAAGTGAGCGGATTAGAAACATCGCTTGCTGATGCTGAAAATCAGATCACCGAAATGTCGGCGCAACTGGTAGAGGCTCAAAACGACCTTGCAAACGCAATCAGCGAATTGACCGAAGCCAAAAACAGCTATTCAACATTGACCGCTGAGCATGACGCAGCAAGTGAAGCTTTGATTAAAGCACAAAACGAGCGTGACGCTCTCGCTTCTGAGATCGAAGTAGTTAAAGCATCGGCAGCATCTAAAGCCGCTGAAATCCTCGCATCTGCTGGCGTTCCCGCACTAGAGAACGTGGACAATGCAGGCTCTGAACTTTCTATTCGCGAGCAATACAACGCTCTTAAAACTCCCGCAGAACGTCAATCCTTCCGCGAGAAAAACTGGAATCAACTAATCACCCAATAATCAACAACCATGGCTAACACATTCGACTCCGCACTTGTTACCGATGTCCTCCGCGACACCGCAATCACCGTTCTGCAATCCCGTTTGGCTCCGCTAAACGCTTTCTCGCAGGATTTCTCTGCTGACTCCATCGCTCCTCGCCGCACTGTTCAGGTGCCAATCGCGACCGCTGGCGGCACAACTCAAACCAACGCATCCAACTTTGAAAGCGGCGACAGCACGCTTGATAATGTGGCAGTGACGGTCAACCAATATACCAATAGCTTTGCGCTGACCAATACCGAAATCAACCAAGGTTTCCGCATTGAAAACATCGCCAAAATCAACCTGCATCAGTTGGCAAACAAGATCATCGACATTGCCTTTGCTCCAATCACAACCACCAACTACGGTGCTGCTGTTGTTGATGTAAATACCGCAGCTGATTTCGGCGTGGCACAACTCAGATCTCTTTGGGGCGCACTGAAAGACGGTGACGTTCGCAACGTCATTTTGGATGGCGACATCTACGCTCAATTCTTGCCATCTAACCTTGAAGCATTCCAAGTTGCTTCTGGCGGTAAGAATGTCGGCATGTATGGCTTCGATTTGTTCACCTTCAACAACCGCTGGAGCGGCGCGGGTGCAACGATCAAAGGCTTTGCTTGCTCGCCTCAAGCCATTGCAGTTGCATCTGGCTTGCCAGTTAGCAGCCCAGTTGACAGCTCCATGATTTCTCAAGAAAACATCGTGATTCCTGACCTTGGTTTGACAGTCCAGATGAACATGTGGACAAGCCCATCGACCCGCGCACTCTGGGCATCTTACGATGTTATGTTTGGCGCAGCCAAAGGCGATGGTTCCGCTCTTAAGCTTGCAATTCTCACGCCGTAATGAACTTCATCGTTTGCAATAAAAATTCTGCAATCATCGCTTCCCTTTATCGGGAGGCGGTGAACGCTGCCCAGACTATCGCAAACGAAACGGGAGAACCATGTCGCATTTATCGTTTGCCTCCGTTGCTAGTTGAAAATGTAATAAGACCGTTAAAGGTCGAAGAAACAGAAGCACCAAAGCCAACGAAAAAAGCGAAGCGCAAATAAATTTCTGGTAGTATTCATAGTATCCATCCCGTCAGAAATGGCGGGGTGGTTTTTCTTGATTATAAAATAACAAACCGCAACTTACAAAAGAACACTTTATGGCTATCACATCCGCTCAGACATATTACGGCACGAGCTTTACAGCAATTCCAGTTTCAACGCTGACTAGAGGAAGCCTAACGGTGGGAGTATCACCAACGCAAGAATTGTTCACAACTGCCGATATTGGCTATGCAATCAGCGCGAGACTCACCACATCAAGCACCACGGCTACGCTAGATGTCCAAACAGGTGTTTGCACTGGAAGCGCAGCATTTGTTGCAGGAGCTGCACAAGTCGAAACTGCCACGGTCGTTGCTGCGGCTGGGGCAACATCAAACGGCAATTGCATTGTTACCGTAACAGGATCCACTTTAACGGGATCGCCGCTTGCTGTAACAATCCCGCTGACAACATCGGCCAACACAGCTGCACTAGTTGCAACCGCACTTGCATCGGGGCTAAATGCAAATGCTGCAATCGCCGCTAAATACTCGGTGGCAAGCTCAGGTGCCGATATTGTGCTGACAGTAAAAGCAGATGCAAACGGCAATTACCTAGCCAATGATGGAACGCTGAATATAGCAATCCCAAGCGGCTTAGGCATCACAGCTGCATCGACAAGCACAGACACAACTGCTGGAGTTGCCAGCTCTGGAGTGCAAGTTTTAGACGGTGACGGCAAAGACTTTGAAGGCGTGACACTGCCATCTATGGCGCGGATTTACGCGCTAGAAATTAACGTCACAAGCGGCAGTGCATCGGCAACGAACGGCACTCAGGTTTTGACGCTACCTTGCAAGATTTGGAATACAAGCGGCATCACTGGCAGCATGTTGACCGCTGATTTAGTTATCACAGCAACATCAGCGGGAACAAACATCACGATCACCGCTTTGGGTAAATCATCGTAAAAACTAAAAACTTCAATGCTTGGTCATTTTTTTTGATCATGATTCACATTACAACGCATTCACTGGAAACGGTGGATGCGTTTTCTTTTGACTTGATGCGCTAGTATATGAGCGAATTAGACGACTTCATGCTTTCTCACAATGACGAAAGCGATACAACAATGGGGACGGAAAACATGACATGCAACAGTCAAACCTTTCCAGTTGTCGTAAACATATTGGCAAAAACCGTTGATGGCGAGTATGGCGGATTAGAGCCACAGATTCGAGGAACGGTCGTTGCACAACCTGCCGATATTACAAACCCGATTGCATTGCTCAACAAACGGGCTTCGATCAACAGCGTAGTTTACCGTATCACGGGCGTGGACGTTGGCACGATTGGAATTACCTTTACACTTGGCGACCCGAACGAAACTCGATGATCAAGATCACCATCAGCCCCGCGCAGCGTAGAAAGCTCGATGCGGAAATGAAAGAGTTTGCCAAGCGTGCTGGAGTTGCAGTTGGCGATACCGTTGTAATTCTCGCTCAATCATGCGCAAAGGAGCTTGCAAGAAAGGTTCAACCATGGGGTTTGAACCAAGGAACGGGCGATAGGTTTATGCAATCCATTGCAAAGCAAGTTCACAAAGCTGCAAAATATGCAGTCGGCAACGGAATAGACGGCGAGATCCAAGATGTCCACGCCAAGCTGAGAAATAAAGACGGGCAAGTTGGCGTTACCCCGCCAAAAGAAATCACCCCAAAACGAGAATGGTTTATTTCTGGCAAGGTCAAGTATTACATCAAGCAACAACAAGCAAAAGCAGGAAAAGCAAAAGCTGGATGGATTGCGGCGGGTGAAAATATCAGCTCGCCATTGTTGCTGACTTCAAAAAACAAGAAGCGTAAAATCAAAGGAATTAGTAAGTGGATTCGTCGGCACGTTAAAGAGCCAAACGGCACAGCAAAATTCAATCGCCAACAAGGATTATCATCGAGCGTTGCGCTGACAAATAAGGTCGATTACGCATACAGCGTAAACAATACAAACAAGGGTTATGTCGCATCGTCTCTTGCCGATGGCTACAAAAGAAGCGTAACGGTTTTACGCAAAAGGATTAAAGAACTATCATGAAAACACAATTACTTAAGGAACGAATCGTTGACATTCTCAATGCTGAAATTACAGAGATTGAAAGCTACGATGCAGAGCAATTTGGATTTGTCGAATTGCCTAACATTAGCGTCAAAATGCAATCATGCGAGCGTATCACAAAGGCGATGACGAAGGCATTTACGTCTCAAGTGGAAATCACTTTGCGAGCGCACAGCGGCGATTCTTTATCGGTCGATCAGATCAACGAGGTAACAAATGACATCGAGGCATTGCTGAGCGATAATTTCAAAGATCAGATCAATGCTGGCATCAACAATCTTTGCGTTGACTACTTCGCGCATAACGGCGGAATCCCAGAGTGGGAGGATAACACCTTGCAATGCCGATTTGATTGCGAGGTTATTTTTCAGATAATTTGACACAATCCAAAAAGTATCATGGCAACTTTACTTGGCGCAACGAACGGCGTATTTGGAATCGCAAATGCGCAAACTGGATTTCTTCTTGATTCAACATCATGGGCTTATTCCGACGACGTGAAAATGGTCAAGAACATCAGCGGTGACGACACAGGGGAAGCGCATTACAATGAGCGCGTAGAGATCCAGCTCAGCGGATTCTTGCCAGCAACGAGCGCATTTGCAGGAACGCTCGCTAGCTCCATCGCTCTTGCAACAGTGCCGACCGATCACCTTATCGGTAGCATCAGCGCGGGGATGACGATCATCCAAACGATCACTCGCAACAACAGCTCCGAGGATTATCAGCGCATCGAGCTGACCGCCAAGTATAGCCCAACAATCGTTTCGGCCTAATAAATTTCAAAACTAGAAAATGAATAACTTCCTTGGAAAAAAAGGAGAGTCGTTGTCTCACTTAACAATGCAGACAACAAACCCGCAGATCGCCGCGACGATTATTGCAATTGACGTTCCGCTTCTCAAATCCGCACCGATGAAAAACTTTGTCGGTGACGGGTTGAAAGCTCCGCGCATTACTTGGCACTTCGCAGGTGCATCGCCAACAGGCAACACGGCGAGCATGGTCATTGATGCGTGGTATAACGATGCTTGGTTACAAGCTAACCCAACGCACACAGTCGCAAAAATCAAACGAGCATTCGAGGCGATGAAGGCACTTGCTCAGCAAGCTAAAGGCATGGATGTTTATGTCGATCGCTGCATGTTTTCCGATACCATTTGCACCGCATCCACGCCACAAGCGGCAACCATGATTGCGCTTGGTCATCCATGCTACGGCTACACGTTGCACGCTGGATCTTACTTCTGGCACTTCAACCGCACGGCAGATGCTGACATGGCACTCTGGGAGGATAAGTTGATCCACGAGAAGTTGCCCAGCGAGGATTTAAGCTACATCAAGACGGCGTTGCTCAACTGGCGGCAGCTACTGGCTGACATTAAGACACCAACGCACACAGCGGTGCAGCACGGGCGAAGAACGGCTTATGTAGGGCGCGACGATGACGCTAAAGCACAATCACAAATCGAAAAACTACTTTACAGAAAATGAACAATACACCAATCGTAAAAGACCAGCAGTTGCGACCGCTCACAAAGTTCGCATGGAATCGCATTCGCGAATTTTTTCCATCAGAAAAATCGAGAGGAAAGGAAATTTCATTCTTGGCAATCTTTGGTTACGCTGCGCTTGCATCACTCGATGAAAAAGAAACGCTTAGAGCATACAACGACGATGACGCTTTTTTCGACGCAATGGCAAAGGTCGGCATGAGTTACACCGAAGATGATGAAACGATCGTTGGTCAATATGTGCAAGGAGTCATCAACCGATGGGAGGCGGCACAGGTCGAAGTTGAGCAAACGGGAAAGCGGGAATTGTAAGAGCTGATCCTCCCGATGATGATGACTATGTGGTCGATTTGATTGCGAGCGAATATGGGTGGACGAGGAATGAAATCAGGCAACTACCAATGGACGAAGAAGCGCGGATCATTCATGCAATCCTTTTCCGAAAAGGCGCACGGGTTTTCCGCAAGAATATCACAACTGAAAAGATCACAAAGTCACTTGCTGACAGGCTCGCAGAAATCAATGAGCAAGCGCAAATTGACATAGATTCAGAAATGGAGGGAATAACATGGCATTTACAGTAGATATCAAAGGCAACGCATCGCACTTGGACAAAACGCTCAAAGGCGTTAAAACATCGCTTGGAAGCATCGGGAGCGTTGCTGGTAGTGTTACCACAGCACTAGCTGGAATGGGCGCGGCTGGAGCGGCAGCACTTGGCGCATTTGCTATTTCATCGAGCCAAAAAGCAAGCGCGATTGAGTCTTTGACGATGCAGTTTGAAACGCTACTTGGCAGCGCGGAAAATGCAGGAAATCGAATTGCAGAAATCACAAAGTTTGCGGCATCTACTCCATTCGAGATTTCAGAGCTGGCAGCCACCAGCAAGCTATTACAAACGCTTGGCGGCACAATGCTAGCAACGGGCGATGGATTGCGCATGGTGGGCGATGCTGCCGCTATTGCAGGGCAACCTATCCAAGAGGTGGGATTGCACATTGGGCGCGTATTTAACGCCATTACAAGCGGCACAAGCGCAGGGGAAAGCATAGCGCGATTGCAAGAGCTGGGATTGATGACGGGCAAGGTGAAGCTAGAATTTGAAGCATTGGCAGCGGCTCAGAAAAAAGGCAAAGCACCAATTTTAAGCCAAGGCGAAGCGATGGCAAAACTGCAAGACGTTTTCAAAGCAACAAGCGGAGCCATGGAGAGATTAGCTAGCACGACCGAGGGCAAGCTTTCCAACATGAAAGATAATTTTGACCAGTTGCAAGTTGCATTCGGGACTGGATTCAACAACGGATTGCGTGACGCTCTCGATGCAACAAACAATTTTCTTCCCCAGCTACAAGCGAAATTCACCGAAGCTGGCGAGATCGTCGGCAGTGCAATTTCAGACGCGGTGGCAGGAGACTATGAACGCTTTGCTTTGATTGGCGGCGTGATTGGCGAGGCCGTTGTCGCTGGATTCAAAGCAGTTACCATTAGCTCGCTAGAAGGCATTGGCAATACAATGTTGGAGCATATTGCGCAAGCAGTTGAAAACGATCCGTTGCTAGGTGGCGCCCCTAACATTAACGGCAAGGGCGGAGTAAAGAATGCGCTTGGCGACATGATCCGAGAAAACTTAACTACAGAATCTAATTCGCTTCCATATCATATCCAACAAGGACTCAAAGATTCTGAAGCACCAAAAATGCTGGAGCAACTCAGAGAGCTTAACCGCACTGGAAAATCACAGCTTGAAAAATTAGAAAAACTGAAACAATTTCAAAACGCTAAATACACCAATTAATTATGGCTATTACGATTATAGGGCTAAATTCAAGCAGTATTAGACCTCAACCAGGTTTCTCTGTTCAGCAGAGTGAAACTGGAGGATGGATCGGAACGCATACCGTCATCGTAACACGTGATGGATTTGACAATGAAGCAATTAGATCTAAATTTGCTAATGGACAACTGCTGACTGGAATCGATCCAGATATTCCTGCTTTATTTAACTTTTTAAGAGTTACCGAAGTAACTGTTGCAGCTAACGAAGGCGATTTAATTACACTTCAAGTCACCGCATCAGGAAGCAGCAGCGCACAATATGGATTCGATGAGGATGAAGAGCTTGGAACAAATGCTTTGCCTAAATACTTTCTCGCTGGAGAATTGCGGGACAGACCATTTTCAGAGCATAGAAAATGGAAAGCTTTATCGCCACAATCCAAAACATTGCTTGGATTGCTTCTTAACGGAAGTCTTGAATATGTTCCAGAATACAAAGAAATTGGCGGGGCATTAGGAAATAAAAACATTAACGGATTATTTTGGACTCCATCGTCTTTGCAATTTTCTGAAGAAGACGTGAATGCCTTAAAATTTGCAGCTCTAATCGCAGAAGGACAAACTACTTATGAGTCAGCGGCATACACTTGGACAGAATCAACAGAGGGAACTTCATCGCTGACAAGTGGGCAATTAAACAATTTATCCAAAATATCAAATCCAAGAGGCGAGCCGCCAACTGCATCAGGTGAACGAGACTGGAGATTGACAAGTGTTAGCCAAGATCAGCAAGGATTGCTTTATAGAACAACTTTAACTTGGACACTTTCTGATGAAGGTGGACATAATTCTTTTTTGTATGATTAGAAACGGAGATTTACCAATACAGTTGCCATCATTTGTTAGATCTGGCGACAACATATCAGCTAGAACAATAAATCAACTTATTACCGCCATCCGTAGATTAAGTAATAGAACGCCAGTTGATTCTAGTTCTGGCAAAGGATCTAAATCATCAAAATCGCCATTTATGCCTATACTTAAGGCAGTTAAAGGCGAGAATGATGAATCTGGAGTTCCACAATTTACGTATAAAATTGCACTCTCGAAAGGCTATGTAATCGAACGCAGAATCCCTGATGATCAGGCTTTGATCTATCATTTCCCGACTGAGCTTGTGGATGAGGATGACAATCCGATCTATCACGACATTACAGACGGGCAAGCGATTTACGTTAAAGTTCTAGTCAAAAAAGACGGCACCATCGAAGAAGAACCGACCGTTTTAGTTGGTGAGGACGAGCTAGCTGGTGCGCATTACAAGCCGAAAGTTTTCGACTTTGACGGCGCGGACGGTGAACATAATTACAAGATCGCCGTGTTTGAAATTGTGGACAGCAAGCCAAGGCTTAAACTCTACGGCGCAGGTGACAACATCGACCACTACGACGAGCGGGTCACGATGGAGAACCTAGAAGCTGAAGGCGATTGCTATGAAGTTGGTAAGACCTACAATGAAGCATCGGACAAGGTAGAATTTCGCAAGCTGAAACAGCTATCAGGCGAAGGATCACCAGTCATCAAGGATCAAACTGATGAGACTATAAATTTCAAGCGTATTAAGGCGCGAACATCCCCGTCACAAATAAATGTAAGTGATGAAGGAGACGCTATCAAAATTGAAGGCAATGGTAACATGGGGACTTTGACGCATATACCATGCACGGGCGGTGCTGGAACTGTAATTTTAGAGTGGGATGACGGATTGATTATATCTCCCTCTGCGTCATTTACCGCTGGATGTTCATCAACTGGAAGCGGCGGCGGGGGAGGTATGCCATGATTAAAAAAGCAATAGTTTGCTGTCATGAAGCAGATCAAAACATGCTAACAATCTTTGTTGATCGGTGGCGTGAACTATACCCCGATGTTGAGCTATGGCTAGGCAATGACAGCGTGAAGCCAGTTACGATTGACCATGACTTGCCAAGCGTAAAAATCACATGGGGCGCAGGAGTGTCGAAAAGCATAATTGCCGCAATGCTTGCAACGGGCGGCGATATTGTGGCAAAGCTGGACGTTGATGCCTGGCACTTGAAAAACAATCTTTTTGATCCCTTTACTGACAGTTCGGTGATGGCGGTCGGTCATCAATGGCCGAACGAACCAAGTCGATTTTTGGGAATTGCCTACGCAGTCAGACGCGAGGCATTGCTCAAGATTGAAGTATCGCAATCTTGTGGATCCATGCGAGGCACTCAAGAGGATATTGCAATGAATCACGCATTGCGCAGGAGCTATCCGAACGGCGTGCATTTGATACCGATAGGGCAAGCGCGGCGTGCCGACACATGGAACGGCGAGGATGCTTCCTTGATCCATTGCGGCATTTATGGGAATGACAACAAGCAACGAGAATACGCACTTGCCGAATTGCAACGCTTAGCTTGTGGTGGGCATGTAGAGGCAACAGAAAGCGCATGGGTGGGAATGTCAGTAATGCCTTCGCGCTTGCATGGCGTGGGAGCCATTGTTGACCACATGACCAGCGGCAACACAAAGCCGAAAGGAGTAATTCTCTCGATCCCTAACCACGCATTCAGAACTGATGAGGATTATGACGAATTAGAGGTCAAAAGACTAAGCGAAAAACACATTGTCAGACGGACAAAAGATTACGGCGCGATTACAAAATACATCGGCATCTGCGAGCAGGTGCAGGATGATGATTTATGTATCATCCTCGATGACGATTGCCAATACTCGCCACAGCTTGTAGCACGCATGGCAAGTGAATACAAGGAAGGTCACGCCATGGCAAACAGCGTATTTAGGATTTACAACACCGACTTGCCAGAAGGTTACGGCGCGGTGATTTTCCGACGATCACTGATTGACTTGGAAAAACTCAAACGATTGATTTACTTTTTGAATGAGAGTTTCACCGAGGCATTGCTTGCCGATGACGCAATCATGGGTTGGTATTTCCGCAATAACGGCGTGCCAGTCACGAAGCTGGAGAAGCCAGTCCATACCAATCCAGCGGAGTCGAATTATGACGATTGTGCATTGCACAAGATCGCGGGTGGGCATTTTGACCGCTATCAACGCACGCTGAAGTTCCTATACGAAAATGCCGATGCGATAAATAAATTGACATGACAAAAATTGTGTTGACACAAGGCGTATCAACTACACAAAAGCGCAAAGAACATGGCTACCACCGCAATCTACAATTTGCCTGACATCATGCAGGGTGACACGCTCAGGGCGCAGTCATTTCGAGTCACGATCAACGATGCCGCACCTAGCAGCACGCTTGCTAGTGTCGAAATCGACTTCCGCGCCAATCAGCCAGCGAACTGCCAAACGGCGTTGCAGCTGACGAATGGCAACGGGATTACGATCACCAGCGCGGCATTGTGGGAGTTCAGAATCGACCGCATTGCGGAGCTAACACTAGAGCCAGCATACTACGTTTTCTCGATCCGAACCATCGCCACAGATGGCACTCGCCGCAATTACATCAAAGGCGGAATGAACGTGACACTACCAACAACCAGAGATTGATCTATGCCCGACGAAGTAATTTTAGACGTAACAACGATCGAGGAAAATGTCACAGTCGAAACCACGGCGGGTGACGTTGTGGGAATTAAAGTCGTTGCACCAACTGGCCCTGCTGGAGCGACTGGCCCTGCTGGCCCGAACTCCGTAACAAGCGCAACGACAAGCGATGGCACGGCTATTCTAGACGTTGAGTCAATTACTGGAATATACATTGACGGCGATGTGTTTACTGCCACATCAGGCACAGGGACGGCAGTTGTTGGCACAAGCAATAGCGGAATTGGCGCATCATTTTATTCGCAAGATAACTACGGCGCAGTAATTGGCTCAGCAGGAGGAAATTCGTTGAAACTCACATCAGTCAGCGGTGACTACTACATCGAGTGCGAGAACAATTTCACAACGATAGAATCTGCCATTGAACGAGTTCGTGGGTGGTTCGTCTGGTTCTATAACACATTTACTGG